AGTTTAATTCGTTAAACATTACATTCCTCACGCCCATTTCGATTATCCGTTAGTATTCTGTCAGGAGACGACAGAGACGGCGATTCTCGCCAGCTAAAGTTCTGTTGGAAATTTCGAGGGCTTTAATGTATTGACTGTCGGTTTTCCCCTCTCGGCTGATAAGAGGTTTTTGGGGAATCTCCAATTCAGGCATAGAGATATTGAACTCTATCGTCCTTTTAACTGTCTTACTCTCTGTTCTCCCCAAACGAGAGGTCTCGGTCGTTTGGATTTCGGTTTTTCGAGAACGACGCTCCCAATATGCGTCCATATACTTTTTATTATACTCGTATCTCGCCCGACGAGCCTCAGGAGATAATTTGCCACTCATGCCTTTCCCTCCTCTCGCTTTAGTCGTGCCTCGACACGGTGGCGGATTGCATAGACAGTCCCCGCCGAGTGTATGTTATACTTCTTCATCAGAAACTCGACGACGAGGGTTCTGCTCTGCCCCTCGACCGAGACGAGTTCCTGATACTCGTTGTAGATAGCCAAGTCTCTTTTCTCTCGCTCGGCTTGGCATTCAGTTTTGAAAACTGGGGTCGGTTTCATATTTTCGTAATTTCGTTAAATGTTAAATTCCGATTTTACTTATTGGTTTATTTCCGATTTTATCTCCAATTTCGTATCTTTGTGCGTTGATTAAATCGTAACCGAGTGCAAATATAAACAAAGTTTGGATTTCGGAACGAATAAATCGCAACAATTTTTTTCATTTTAACACATATTAAGGAAATTGGATACAACGAGACGCATTAAAAAAGCGATAAATTGGCTTATATATCAGGAGATTGCCGAGAGTGAAACCGCCCTTGCAAAAATGCTCGGCTATCAGAAATCCTCGTTCTCTCAGATAGTGAATGGGAAAGTCCCACTATCTGAAAAGTTCGTAAAACGGCTCTGCTCACTTGATGAAAATATAAACGATGTTTGGATTTTGACAGGCGAGGGAGAGTTGCTGAAAACTGTCTCCGACGATAGCCTGAACGGGCAAACGGACATTACGATACCACGTTCGGCGTGGGCGGTTATTGAGGCGCAGTCGGCAAGCCTGTCAGCCCGAGACAGGCAAATCGACGACCTGATTTCTCTCCTGAAATCACAACTCTTAGAAAAGGAAAAAACAGTTGCCCGACGGGACGACGCTGCCACCTCTGCCGCTGTCGGATAGTCGGATTCGGAGACTTTCAGAGAATAATTCCAAAATACTAATAATGATATGAAAAAGATAATATTTGCCTTGGCAGTCGCTCTTTCCTCCTGCTCCTCTCCTGTGGAGAAACCCTTTGTCGAGGATTACATAGACCGCCTCGTCGAGGAATACCCGAATTTTGCCTCGAATGAAATAGCGGAAAGAGCAGTCGAGGATTCGATTCGGAATCTTGCAAACTCGTATGTCGGGAGAAATCCCGAGATTCTGAATGGAGTTGAGTTTAAGTTCGAGGAACTGTTCGAGAATAACGACACGACCTCCGCTCTCTTTTCGGCTGTAAGTTGTATGTCTCAGATTGACGATAAAAGCGGAGCGCATAAGTACATTATAACTCCAATAGAAATCCTCGTTTTGGGACGTGTCGATTCGCAGACGGCAGGGAAACTTGACAGGAATCGCCGTTACCACATTGGAGGTGTTCTCCACGCTTGGGACGAGACAGACCGTTTTCTCGCCTCTCATATAACCCCCAAGAGCCTTTTTCTCGGAACATATATCCTCGACAATATGAATATAACACCCGTGTCAAATGAATAACAGGCTGCTCGAAATAATCAAATATAAGACAGGAGGGCGACAGACCGATTTCGCCGTCCTTATGGGGTGGACACCTCAGTATCTCGCCAAACTCCTCCGAGGGGAGAATTTCGGAATTAAACCTGTCGTTACCCTGTTGGAGAAATTGCCTGAAATCAGCGGGCGTTGGTTGCTTCTCGGTCAGGGGGATATGCTCGAAATCGGGAAACTGTTCAACCTCCAGCGAGAGGCGTTCGCTCAGGTTCAGGCGATACTCGAAATCGAAAAGTATATCCCCGTGATGTCTCCCGACGAACTCCACGAATACGAACAGGCTGTCAGAAACGGCAGAACGCCCGTTTACAGCCCCGAGACGCTCGAAAAATGGAAAGAACAGGCAAACACACGAGAACAGGAAATGGAGGCGAGATTCGCCGCCGCAATCGCTAAATCAACGGAATCATGCAGACAGAGGACAGTCAGAAAATAATTGCCCGATTCTTTCAGGCTCTCTATCATCTGAAATCAATCGGGAAAATCAGAGGGAAACAGACGTTTACCAAAGAGTTCGATATAAATCGTTGGAATCTGAACTCACTCGAAAAAGATATGTCGAGAGATATTTTTCAGGCGGCGTGGTTGAATTACCTCGTCGAGGAATACGATGTCTCGGCAGATTGGCTCTTGACAGGTCGGGGAGAGATAATGTCCCGCCAAAAGAAAATCAGGGAGAACGCCCCTGTTTAGCGTCCTCCCTGTTCTGAGAGTTTATTCGTTTCCCGACGGAGACCGTTCCTCCGTCGGCGTTATATCAGGTGGCAGAATCGTCGGAATCGAGGCGACTGCCGCCTGCTTGTTTTTATCCATAACTTTTGCGTAGATCTGCGTCGTCGAGAGGTCTCGATGCCCGAGGAGTTTTGAGACTGTGTAAATGTCTGTCCCGATGTCGAGCATAAGAGTGGCGAACGTGTGCCGCCCACAATGGAACGTAATCGTTTTGTTGATTCCCGCTCTCGCCACCCAAAGTTTCAGGGTGTTGTTCGTACAGGAGGGGGAATGAATGTCGGTAAAGACGTGTTCGTCGGGGAGACCTCGTTCGCCCATCAGTTCCGCCGCCTGAGGAGATATGTCGAGATACTCCTGTCCGCTCGTTTTCTTCTGTCGGAATATGATTCGGGTAAACTCTCCCTGTTTGTGAACGTCGCCCCATGTCAGGCGGAGAACGTCGCTCCGTCGTAATCCTGTCAGACAGGAGAACAGGAACGCAGCTTTTATTTGAGGGTATTCGCACTCTGTTACGGCAAGTTTCCGAACCTCGTCGAGGGTAAGATACATTCGAGTTCCCTCCTCGGGTTTGAACCCGTCTATCCCTCGCATAGGGTTTGTCAGGATTACGCCCTCCTCGATAGCCTGATTCAGACAGGCTCGGAGTTTATTAAAATAACTGAGTTTCGAGTTTCGGGCGAGTGGTTTGTCCTTGATTCTTTTCCTGAAATCGTGTCCCCAAGCGACAGCCTCGTTTTCGAGGTAATCTTTGAACCCCTGAACCCACTCGGGCGTGATGTCGGCGAACGTGATGTTCTCCCGCTTTTCATATTTTTTCAGGTGGTGGAGACAGGAGTACCAATTCCCCCAATTCCCTCGGCTTTCTGTCCCGAGGCGTTTTTCGCACATCGCCCTGTAATAATCGAAAAAGCGAATAGAGGGAGAGGTCGTCGGCTGAAACCCGAACTGTCCGTTCCTGAGTTCGACGACACGTTTCGCCCTGACAGCGTCGGCGAGTTTCAGGGTCTCTCGGTTTTTCTCTCTGTCGGCTCTCGTCAGTTCAGGGACGAGATACATTTTCAGGTATTCGTATGTTCGGCGACCGTTGAGATAGATGTCGAGATACAGAGAAATGTTCCCCGTCGGCATCTTTCGCTGTCGCAGTCTGATTGGTTCTTTTGATTCTGCCATTTTTGTTGCTTTTGTTGTTGCTGATTGTTTCGAGCAACAAAGTAACAACAAAAAATCGACAACTCAGGTATAACTCCTGAGAAAATTCCGAGAAAATCTCCGAAATCGTATATTATTGAGAATTAACCCCGTATTTTAGCTGAATTGTGTTTGGATTGTATCTGATTTTTCGGAGATTTTCGAGTCTTACTTGCCGATGCAGAAACTCAGGAAATTCTCTTAACTATCTGATAATTACTTTCTTCGATTGATAATCGAGACCTTTCAGCAACAGAATAGCAACAAATAACTAACAACTCCTGAAAAACGCCATTTTTTGCCTTATTTTCCCACGCAGAAATTCAGAGTGTGTTCTGAATCGCCTGAATGTCAGAGGGATTTAGAAAAGTGATTATGGCTATCGCAACAG